TGTCTATAGGACCATCATAGCCATTTGTTTCAACATAATTAATTAATTTTTTAGCCCCTTGTTTTGATAGACAATATCCCGCAAAACCTTCAAACATTATTAACTTATTGTTTTGTATAATTTTTAATCTGTCGTCCCACTCTGCAGTTGCATATGTTTTTACAAAATTATTTTTATTTTGATAATGGGCAGTTTCTGACTGCAAATATAAAAGATCATATTTACTGGAGTCAAATGATTTTAAGCATTCAAATGTAAAAGCATCTGAAAACCGACAATCATCTTCACATATCAAATATACTGATTCGTTTTCATCATTTACCAATTCTTCCCATATATTTTTATGCGCCATCAATGCAGCAATCTCTCCAAAACGAATCCAAAGTCTATTTGTATATTTTAATAAATTTGTTTTATTTATTAAATATGACTTATCTTTAAAACTAAAACCCGGCTGTTTGGTAAATTTTAAATCTTTAATATCAACACCCAATCTATATTGAAAATCAATATTTTTTAATTTAAATATTTCATCTATTTTTTTCTGTCGATCAAATGCTTTTGGTAAAGTTATTACTCTAGTTTTCATAATTGAATTGTTCTTTTAATTTTTTGTTTTATTGATTCCAAAGATTGGTTTATATCATATTTAAATATAGGGGAATTTTTTATTTTTTGATAAACATCTTCATTAGAATCAACATATTTGATATATTCTAAACATTCTTCATATGTTTTAAAATTATTAACATATATAAAACAATCAGGATTAAAATCACTTAAAACATAAGAATCACCCCAGTAAATAGGTATACATCCAGCGGTTTTTGCTTGTAAAAATTTTTCAGTAACATATCCAGTTTTATATGTGTTTTCAAATGCCATTGCAAATTTAAAAGAACAAATAGCATCATACTTTCTTAATTGATTTCTATCATTATCACCATTACCAAAAGGAAGGCCAAAGCCAAATGTTGGCTTATAGGAATTAAGTAAATTAAAAAAATCTACTCTATTTCTATGAATAGCAGAAAATGGAGCTACACAAAATTTATCTTTTTGTGTGTTGAACCATTTATTGTTATTTAACTCGTATTGGTTCACAGCTGGAATGGGATTTTTTTGATTTTGGAGATTATAAAAATTTATATAAAAATACCAAGCAGGAAATCTTATATTTTTAAGATCCTCTCTATCGGGATCAAATGATAAATGATAATCCCCATCTTGATACTGAACTGGTTTAGGTTCAGCCATAAATGTTAATATTTTTGTTTTTGACCTATCTATTTCTGGGGGAACATAATTTTCTGCAACAATACATAAATTACAATCATTAACATCATTAGTTAATATTAAATCATTTCCATATATTTCTGATAAAATTGAAATAAATATATTTTCATTATAATTAAAATTTGGCCAAAAATTATTAATACTTAATCGAATCATTTTTTATACTTTCATATAAACAATCATCTGATGTTTTTAATTTAGAAACACGATCAAAATTATTTTGAATCGCTGGCATTAAAGAATAATATAGATCAGAATTCAATAAATCAAGAGACTCTAAATTTTCTATAAAAATAATACCATTTAAATCAAAATCTTCACCTATTGATGTGTCTCCGTAATATATAGGTACAGTACCTGTTGCAAAACAATCTGTAATTTTTTCGGTGTAATATTTTGGATAAACACTATTTTCTATTACAATAGAAAACATATAATCTTTTAATCCATCCAATTTGTCTGGAATAAATTTATAATCTCTTCCAAAAATATGATCTTTAAAATCTGGATTATTTTTTAATTTTTCAAACAATTCCATTCTTTTAATATGACCGGAAGTAAATTGTTTAAAACTAGTAATATAAGAACATAGTTTATTTTTTTCATATATTTTTGGTTCTTTTATCCAAGGCATATTTGATGCTGGTGGATTATATTGAAAAAAATTGGGATCTATATCAATTATTCTTTTATCGTTTGTAAATATTTTTTTATATTTTAATTTTAAAATATCTTTGTTTGATGTAATACCCATTATTAATGGTGCTATTATTTCTGTCGATTCGCCTAGCCATCCATATTTTGGTCCATTATAGCCATCATTCATATAACGAAATATGGCTTCATCAAAATAAACAATTGGTTCTTTATTTTTTGGATATGTATTAAAGGTCCAATTAAAAAGTTTTGGGGGATTATTTAAACAAGAGTGTGTATTAAAAGCGTTTGTAAAAATGTGTAACGTACTCATATAATAATCCAATCACTACAATATATATCAGACCAATTTTTAGGCATATTCTCGTCTTTCCCAAACCAATCAGACGGTGCTATTGTTTTTTTACTTTCAGACAACCAAGCCCCCCACCAACTATAACTGCTGTTTGCAAGTATATGATAATCACAAAGGGTCATTAAACACATGTCTGTAAATTGATCATCTGATTCTGGTGTAAAATACTTTTTACCTAGTGAATCAAATAAATTTTTTGCTAATTCTGGCTCATCGCTAAAAGCACAAATCAACAGATCGTCGGGCAATAAATCCAAAGCTTCTTTATAATACTCTAATGTGCATATTGGATGTTTGTCTACTAAATTTTTATAATCACCAAGTCTCAAATGAAGAGATATCAATGGTTCTTTAGTTATGCATCTTATATCTTTTGCTTTTTCTTTTATTTCATTTTTAAATTCAAATTCTTTTAGTAATTGGTTTTTGTAATCTTTAAAATATTTTTCACTCTGGAAGTAACCAACTATATCCGTATTATCTTCTATTCCAAAAATTCCAGCATTATATGTAAACTGTCTTTCTTGTGCTCTTTTGTATACAAATGTATTTGAACTATCTTTTGCTGATAGATTTAAAAAACATTCATTTAAACAAAAATTTGAGTATGGGTTTTCTGATTTAACTTGATATGGAACTCCAAACTCGTATCCTCTAGTTTTTGCTATTGAATACAACGTGGCATATTGGAACATTTGGTTTCCCATTCTTCCATATCTACCCAACATGTTAAATGTAATCATGCAAATACCGTATTTCTATTTTGAAGTGGTCTGTCAGTTAAACCTTGCCATTTATTTGAACTTTGTCTGTCATCGGATTGGTAGATCAACGGATTGTTTGGAGTGTAAACTTTAAAATCTTTTTGTATACCAGCTGTTCCTAAATCCCAAGGTTTATTCAATGTGTAAAGGCAATATTCTCCAATATCAGACATTGCCTTTCTGTATGTTTCCGTAACATACAAAATGGCATGAGCAGCAAGTATACCAGCAATTCTTAAATAATTTTCATTGTGTTGACATGACCCGTAATACACGTTACCATGTGAAATGCCCAGATAAACTCCATCAGAGTCATCTGGTATGTCGATTACTGGATTAAAATTTTCAATAAACTCTACATCATCTTCTAAAATTAATAAAGGAGTAGAATAAGTTTTATCTTGTAAAATTTGAATATGAGAAGTTCCACACCCCCTAAAATGTGCTATAGATTTATCTGTCCCCGGTGGGGGTGGAATAACTACACCAGATTTTCTATGTGTATTTTTAAATCCAAATTTTTTAAATCTAGATTCCATCAATTCTGCATTTTTTGTTGCCGAATCTAAATTTATCCAAACCACAGGTATTTCACGAAGATCGATGTGCATCAATAGTCCTCAAAGTTATTATAAAATCTTTTATATAATTGTCAAATATATTTATTTGACTTTACTCTAGAGTTATTTTATATTACATCTTAAAAGATGAATCTAGAGAACCTTAAAGAACTTATTACTAAAGACTCTCAAATAGACTCTACAGAGTTAGGAATAGAGTCTCTTAAGATACCTCAAATACACTCGAAGTATCTTACAATTTTATCAGATGTCAAATTACTTTTGACAAAACAAAATAACGACCTTGCAATATTAAAATTGCGTAAGTGGAAAATTTATACAGGAAAGGCATCTCAAGAAGAATTAAAACTTTGGGATGAAGAACCTTGTAATTTTACACTATTAAAAAGCGATGTAGAACAATTTGTAGAAGCAGACCCAAAAGTCATTGAACTTAAATCTAAAGTTGCTGTGAGTGAAGTAAAACTTAGAATGGTAGAAGAATTTTTAAAAGGACTTAACAACAGAAATTTTATGATAAAATCCGCCATCGATTGGCAAAAAATGATGAACGGAATCATCTAAATATTATGTGGATATAAATGTTGAATCTATTGATGAAGTAAGATATTATGTAAAAGCAGAAAAAGGAACCAAACAAGAATTGAGAGATTATTTCTCATTCATGGTTCCCGGTGCCCAGTTTATGCCGATGTTTAAACGTCGCATGTGGGATGGAAAAATTCGGCTCTATGATATTCTTTCATCTACTCTTCCCAGAGGTTTAAAAACCTATTTACAAAAATTTTGCACAGATCGCAAATACACCTTAAATATAAAGGAGAGTAAAAATCCTTTATGCGTAACAGAGGATCAACTTCAGGCTTTTTACGAATCACTGAAGGTTTCCGTTCGCAAAAAACCAGTGCAAATGCATGTACATCAGGTGCAAGCTATTATGCATGGATTGAACAATCATCGTTCTGTGTTGATATCTCCGACTGGATCTGGAAAAAGTCTTATTATATACGTCTTGGTTCGATATCTACAAAAGGTATTAAATACCGACCGCAAAATATTGATTTTGGTTCCAACCGTTGGCCTCGTCAATCAGATGGAGGCCGATTTTTTTGATTACTCAAGCCAAGACAAGACTTGGTCGTGCAAGAAGTACATTCACAAGATATCTGCTGGCGAAGAAAAAGAAACAAATAAACAGATAGTAGTCTCTACTTGGCAATCAATATACAAATTGCCAAGAGAATGGTTTGACAAGTTTGATGCTATATTTTTTGATGAGTGTCATCAAGCAAAAGCAGAATCAATAAACTTTATTGGTCAAAAACTCACCAAGGCTTGGTTTCGTTGTGGAACTACAGGAACGTTACAACAAACACAAGCGCACAGATTGAGCATTGAAGGAATTCTTGGTCCAGCAGTGCAATTCATACAGACAAAAAACTTAATGAACAAAGGATTACTTGCTCAACTTGGAATTGATTGTATTCTACTGAAGTATACAGACGAAGAAAAACAATTATTGAAAAAACAAAAATATGCCGATGAGATAAAATGGATCATAAGTAATGATAAGAGAAATGAGTTCATCTGGCAACTGGTCTCCAGAACAAAGGGCAATACGCTTGTACTCTTCAATTATGTTGAAGCGCAAGGGAAGCCTCTCTACGAACTTTGCAAAGAAAAAGCGGGAGCACGTAAGGTCTATTTTATCTCAGGAAAAACAGAAGCGCAAGCCAGAGAATACATTCGAAGAATTATTGACACTGAGAAAGATGCCATTTTGGTGGCGAGTTACGGTACAACTAGTGCTGGTATTAATATCGTTAATCTTGATAATATTGTATTCGCCTCTCCTACAAAATCCGTAATTCGTCTACTTCAAAGTATTGGTCGTGGATTGAGAGTATCAGAAAAAAAGAAATCGTTAAAAGTTTTTGATATCGTTGATGATCTTTGTTGGAAATCACACAAGAATCACGTGTATCGACATTTTGAAGAACGTATTAAGATATACAAAAAAGAAAAGTTTGATTATAAAGTTCATTCAATGGGTTTTACAGAAACCCAATAAGATAAATATTATGGAAGGGAGGACATGCATATGTCCGATTCACTTCCTGAGAACCCTTTCTCGGGCGTATTAAGAGTTGTTAAGCTAATCACAGGCGAAGAATTAGTTGGCCTTGTAAGCGAACCCACGCCAGAAAAAATTAACATTAAACTTCCAGCAAAAATGGAAAACTATACAACTAGATCGGAAAATAACGAAATAGTTGAATATGTAAAATTAACAAATTATTTTGCAAATTTAAGAAACTATGAAGCAATTGTAAATAAAAATTGTGTTGTTTTTATTGGAGAGCCTTCATTAGAACTTGAAAAAATGTATGAAGTTTATTTCATGACAATGCAAACTGATCCAAAATCAATAATAGCTTCCAATAACGAAACTAATGAACATACCCAACAAGGATTACATCTTTTAAATGATTTGTTCAACAATGAAGATTTTGTAATATTTGTTAATGATCTTATCGACAGTTTTGAGGGGGCTGAAATTTTAATAGAAGACGACGACGAAGAGGCAGAATCGGATATAAGCGATTCGCCGCCAGAACCGCCTGAACCCCAACCAAAGCCCAAGAAGCGCCGTAAAGTCAAACCAGAGGGCAATAAACTACCTTATAACCCCGAGGCCAATCCCAATAGCGCAGAGGGCTGGTCAGACAATCCAGAAGACTATATAAATTAATTTGAAGGGTTTCCGTAAAGGTTTTCCGGAGCGTCTGGCAACAACGTGTAAAATGAATATTTAAAGGTGCAAGATGCCTTTAAAATATTGGTATCTGGCGAATCAGATTGAAAAATTAAACCCGTTAATCTTACTGGTATTAAATTTGTAAAACCAACTGTTAAAACTGGATCGTTGCAACCACCATATTTAAATTCACTGCTCATTATTGATAAAGTGGCATCGTAGTGCCATTGATTATAATTTAAATTGTAATCATTTGAATTTTCAATATTTGTTAAATTTCTCATCCAAGAATATATACTTTTCCAGTTTGTTAAATTTTCATCTACAATAAATTCAACCGATAGAGGTTCATACTGAACAGTCATA